TTGTTGGAGTTATCTCAAAATCATTTACTACTACAGTTCTAATATCATCTATACTTCTCTGGTTTATTTCAAAACCTAAGTGGTTATTAACTCTTGGCTCTGCAATTGATTTGACAAAAATTTCATAAGCCTCATTGAGTTTCCAATCTATCTCAGGAACCTTAAAATTTCTATTTTGCTGAGAATCTATCTTATTCCACTTCTGTTTGAAATCATAATGCATTTCACCTATTGTCATACTCTTAGTTTATTTTTTCAAGGATCTGAGCTTTCATACTCTGATTCTTAGGATCTTGGAAGTAATCTACAGCTGATTCAATATCAAATCCAATTTGATCATCCATATGATAAATAGCTGTACCATCTTTCCTTAGTACATTTTTATGAATAGCTTCAAGTACTAAAGCATGTAGAGCTGTTCTAGCCTTATCTCTCTTAATTAAGTTAAGTACTTTTTCAGCACCATGTTTGTCAATAGCTTCATCTAATTTAAGAGATACATAATCAGCTGATTGTTTTCTAACTGAAATATTAGATAGAATTTGTACAATCTCTGCTTTTCTCTCTAAAGATAATTTCTCTGACTCAACAATTACTTTATTCTTAAGAGCTAACTTAGAAGCTTTAATTTCAACTTCTTCTTGCTCATCAAAGATTACAAACCTAGCTAGGGGCCATTTTCCTTCCTCATACTCTTTCATAGAGTTGGCTACTAAGTCAGAAGCCTTCATGATCTTTACCTTAATCTCATCTTGAGGTCTTGATGTATTAAATACATTAGTCTTGTTCTCTAATTTGATTTGTGCTGCTGGTGAATTCCAGAAAGGATGTGGTTTACCTACCATGTGATCTGGAGATAAATTATAACCTGTAATAGTTTCTAATCTCTCTCTATCTTCTTTAGTTAATCCTGTTGCATATTGTCCTGTTGTAAGGCTTACTAAAGCCTCTATTGTGATTGGTCTTGCGAAAGCTTCTTTTCCTTTCTTACCGTGCCACTTTTCTTTCTCAATTGGTTTTACTTCTACTATTGCCATTTTCAATAATTTAAATTAAACTTTGCAGGAGAATAGAGAAAACTACTACTTCACTTCCTGCAAAGATATAAAATATTTTAATATTATCCTACGTTTCTTCTAAGAATTAACTCTCCACACTTAGTAATATCCTCAATGTGTACACCACATTGTTTAGATACGTGCATTGAGTAGTATTCTCCAGAGTGACTCATCATTGTACCTTTAGCTGGACCATATGGAGATACTAGACCTGCCACATAACCAAACTTGTATCCATCTTTTTTAGATACTAACTGTACATTTGAGCTACCTGAATCTCCTGAGAAATCTAAGAATGTAAATCTCATTGATTCTACTGGATAACCAGTGATTGGATCAATTTCAAAGTTAATACTTCTATCATCATATAATGGGTTATGTACTAGTTCTAGTTCAGCTCCATTATGCATTTTATACTGTACAAACTGATACCCAATTGAGTAAGCATTTGAATGATACTCAGACTGTGCTTTCTGTACTGGATTGAAGTTATCATTAGCAATGAACCAACCTCTTTTTTCTAGAATATCCTGCATAGCTCTATTAAATAGAATCATTCCATACTCTCCAGTAAATACCTTAATTCTTCTTCCTGAACCTGGTTTAACTCTTGAATAGAAAATATCTAGTAAGAACTCTTCAATTAACTTAGCAGTTAATTCAGAATAATAATGTACGTGAGAATCTTCTAGTTTTTCCTGAATACCTGAGAAGGTATCTACAGGTCTACCTGTTGCATTCTCAATACTTCTAGCTTTTCTGTTATACCAGTAAGCTCTTTCTAATTCTCTATACCATTGTCTCCAGTATTCTACCTCTGCAAACTTAATCCAAGAGTCATGATATCCTCCTTTTGAATCTGGCATTTTAACAGCTAATACTTCTTCAGAAGCATAATCAGTAACCTGATATTTCTTTCTGAATTTACCCATTGAATCTTGAAGAGTCAAAGGCATTGAATATTGAGTTGAACCATCTTCATTATCAGCTTCTCCATAAGTAGAGTATAATTTAGCCCACTGTTGTCCAGGCTGTAAATAAGCTACTGGTAAGAATGAACTGAATTCATCAGATACAAGTCTCACTGTATATACCCATGCAGTTCCATGTCTTTGTGGATCTTCCATGATTCTACACTGGTGAATCTGACCTGAAGTACCTGGAGTGATAACATCACCTGCTACAAACCAGTTTTCATCTAGTTTGATTTTGAATGTAGTTCTACCTTGTCCTGGAGTAGTGTTAGCTACTGGTTCTACATTCTCAACAACAACTAGAGGTCTTGTAGTAGCTCCTTTAAGTTGCCATTCCCATTGCATTGTAGTTAGAACTTTTTCAGATCCTGTAGCCCATGCAATACTTGATAGTGGGTTATCTGAGTAATAATTCTGTGCAGAGAAAAGTTGATTCATCTTTCCTTCAAATACAGCAGGTTTAGCAATCAAAGCAGCTCCCAAGTGATTTAACTCAGTCATGTTAGCGTGCCAAGGCATTTGTTTTGTTTTTAGTTTACTTCCTAATGTTGCCATAATTTTTCACTATTAATTTTAATTGAATAACTCCGCTAGACTTGAACCTTCTAATGAACTTCCAGAATTATTAGGTCTAAGACTCTTGCGCTGTTCTAAGTTACTTTTTACTTTTCTTGTTGTTTTAGTTTTTACTTGTTTTTCAAAATCAGACATATCAAAATCACTTTGAACCAGTTTAGCTAAAAGAATCATCTTATTAGTATCCTGAAATACTTCTGCAATTTTCTTTTGGAATCCAGTAACAGACTTTGTATCTGAGATTTTCTGATCCTTCTTGGTTAAGAAGTTTAATATTTTTGATTTATCTTCTTTAGATATTTTAAATCCTGAAATATCTTCAGTATCATCTAATACCTTTTTAAGATTATTTTTGAAGTTTTCTTCATTCTGTTTTACAGCTTGCTTTTGAGCTTCTGCATTTTTAAGTAAAGATTGTTTTGTTTTCTGATCTTTTTCCTTAAGCTTTTCTGCATACTTCTCAGCTACTTTCTGTTTTCTACCTTGATCTGTTAGATATGCTAATCTATCTTCAATCTCATCCTTATCCCAACCTTCTTCTCTTAATTGATATCTGATTATATCATCTTGATAGTCTTCATCTTCAATATCTCCATCAGTTGGTAATTCATTTGATTTCATATATACATTAAAGAACTCTTGAGTAGAACCTCCTTCAGTTTTGAACTTAATAAATGCCTTAGCATCATCATCTAAATCATTATTAGCCCAAGCTTGTAATCTAGCTGCAACTTCAGTTTCATACTCTTCTTGCTGTAATTCAAATAATCTATCAGCATCAAGTTCTTCACCTTCTTCTATTTCTACATGTTTAAAGATTCCCTGTTCTTTGAAATCCTTAAATACATCATTATATATTGAGCCTGATTGAGTAGTTTCTGTATCATCTTCTTTAGAATCATCATCTTCACTATCATCTGAGTTATCTTCCCCAAAGAATAAATCATCTTCATCTTCTACATCCTCCTTAATTTTTGCCTTTGGTTTGGTCTCAATAGACTTCTCCTCTTGTTCTCCATCATCAGAGTCATCATCTTGTGTTTCAACCTCTTTAGTTTTAGCAACAGGTGTTGTTGCTTCCTTAATTCCAAAAAAATCCTCTGATTCATTTTCCCAATCAAAACTTAATAATTCGTTATCTCCTGCCATAATTAGTGCAAATTTAAGATTAATTATTTAATATTTTAAAGTTTTATTCTTAACTTTTAAAAATCAAAGCTAATAGCTTTATTTAGTATTTACATTATTTTTCTTTTGTTGAGCTTTAATTTTCTTACCTTCAAGCTCCATTTTATCCTTATGCTCTATCTTCTGTTGAGCTAATTTCTCTTTATCAAGATCAATTTTCTGTTGTTTAATCTCAACATCCTTACCTGTCTTATAAACTTCTAATACATCAGGTTCTCCATCTCTATCCAAATCTTTATCCTCATTGAATCCCATAGATAAGATAGTTTGTTTTTGAAGATCAAATTGACCTTTAAGCTCAATCTCTTCCATTGTATTAGTATGTTCAATACTAAGCTTCTCTCTTTCCCATTCTCTTACAGCTTGTGCTTGTTGTTCTTGGGATTGAATTTGTTGTTGTTGGATAGCCTGTTCTCTTTGAACTCTATCTCTCTCAGCTACTAATAATAACTCTTCAGCTTCTCTGATACTTTCACTTCTCATAATCTTAATTACATCAGATAATTCAATTCTCTGATTCTGTAACGCAGCGTGTGATAATTGTTGTACCATTTGCAGAGCTTCATTAGATTTCATAGAATTAGAAACAAAGATACCATATGTAGAGTTCTCTAAAAGATCATAATCCATCTCAATTATTTTCCTTGACATATCATCAAGAATATAAGATAAATAAGCTGGCTGGAATTCTGAATAAGCTACTTTAGCTACTTCTATAAGAGCCTGTAATACATTTCTCTTAACATTATTATGTACTTCAAAATAAGGCTCAATAATATTAGCAGACTGTATAAGTGCTTGTTGTGTATTTCTTACTGCTTCTTCACTTCCTATCTGTCCCTCAATTTGTTTAGTAATACCTACAGATTCTCCACATCTCTTTTCAATATATTCTAATAATTGCATATACTTAGCTATATCAGAAGCTAAAGACATATCTATCTCCTTAGCAGCTTCTCCCATATTAGTGTTACCCTTATTACCTTCTTCTGAAGGATCCATAAGACCTATCTTATTAGCCTTT